CGCTCTCGTACATATCTAAAATAGATTCTATGTCGTACTCTTCCATTACTCTCCTAATAGTTTTGCAATGCCGCCTTGCGCGTTGTCTTTGCGACCTTTTTGAAATCTGTTTTTAACCATAAGTTCTGCTTCAGCGATATCGTCAGCAGTTACAGTTTTTGGAACAAAACTTTTTTCGTCCATCATTTTTTCCATACCTTCAAATATTGAACCAGCTGGTGTTTTTTTACCGGCTTCTACTTGTTCTTGAAAACTTTTTCTTGTTTTCATCATATCAATATAATTATTGTACATTTGTTCTTGACCAAATTTTAATTTAGCAAAATCTTCTTGAGACATAAACATTTTAACTTCTCGTGGTAATGATTTGTAACTTGTAACTTTTATAAACTCGTAAGGTTTCATTCCTTTTGCTGCTGCAGCTTTTGCAATGATTGCTCTAAAAATACCACCGCCTGAAAAACCAATACGACCACCTAATGCATTTGGTTTACGTATCATTTCTTCTGTAACTTCTAAATCTTTTAATTTTCTATTTTGATCAGCTTTTTTAATCATTTCAAGTTTACCAGCGTAGTCTCGACCACTACCAAGTCTAAGTAATTGACCTTGAATACCTTCTATGTCAGGGCTAGTACCAACAATAAATTCCTCTACAGCTGCATCATCCATGTGCGGTAAAAACTTTTGCATGTACATTTTTAATCCTTCTTTGTCTCTATTTCTAAACATTTCAACAACTTCTAATAATCCTCTGTGCAGTTCAGGATCATTTCTAATCATGTTTTCAAAATTTTCTTTACCAAATACTTTTTCTAAAAACCTACGTGATGAACCTGTAATACCAAGTCTACCTAAAACATTAAAAAGACCACTACCGCTACTAAAACCAATACGACCGCCATCTGCTTTACCAAATTCTGTCATGTTGTCTTCAAACATAGTTCCTTCTTCTACAACTTCATCTGGTACACCTAGTTCAACATCTTTCATCTTACCTTCTGCATCTGGTCTTGCAGTAAACTCTTCATACTCTTCAACTTTTGTAGATCCTTTTTTACCTTTTACAGGAACTTCATCTACTTTGTAACTCATGTAAACATCTTCAGGAAACATATCATCTCCACCTTTTTTAATAATCTCTATGTTGCCAGCAAAATCTTCTTCCATAACATAGTCTTTATATTTTTTAGCGATAGTTTTATCTTTGGTAGCCAGTGTATCATCACCCATTGTTTTAATTTTTTCGACAAGTTTAAAGAAATATGGAGGAGGTGTTCCTGAACCTGCAGATTTTACAACTTCTTTTGCAGCTTCTTTTGCAACTTGTTTACCAGGTTCTTTACCACCTAATCCTAGGATACCTGTTTTAATTCCTGCAATTCCACCACCTAGTGTTGCCATTAATTTTAAAAACGCACGTCTGCCG